TTGCCATTTCAATTTATTCCATACTTTTAAATTCAAGTCAAGATCATTTAAAGCGTCATGAAGTTTATCGTAATCATGTTCTATACCATTTTCTTTTCCAAGAAACGACAAAGAGCTTTTAACATCTATTCTTCTAGTATGATATATTTTGTATTGATATTCTAGCAAATTTTCATTTGGCTTGTAGGGCATATTATATTTAATTCCTCTAGCCATGCAGTTTGTATCTATAATCTTTGGCATTAAATGATCCCATTTACATCCCATAGTTTTATATAATTCTTTAATTAGATTAACGTCAAATCCTAATATGTTGTGACCTACAATATAATCGGCATGATCTAGCCAATCTTTGATAGTTGGAAAAGTATCTTTAATATTCAAGCCGTCTCTTTGAACTTTTTTATGGTCATATCTAGTTATTCTTGCTGCATCTTGACTGATCTTTAATTTAGTATCCCAATTAATATAATAATTTTTGCTATCTAATTTAAAATCTCCTTTAGCCTTAATCATGCCAATTTGCCAAGGAAGATTATGGCAGAAGTTTAAACATAGATTAAATGTTTCCAAATCAATAAGAACAAATGTTTTCTTCTTATCGTATCTTAAAAGATGCTCATCCATTTTTAATTTTCTCCTGCCAGCTCTCAAAACAGAAAGTGTCGCTAGTCATATGTTCTATCTCTGGTTTATTTAAAGAGCTTCTATTATTAATACATCTAAAGGTCAAATAAGCTTTAAAGTCTTTTTTAGTTTTATAGAAAATACTCTTAACATTAAGCATTTGAGCGGATACTTTATTGCAATATTCCGTTAGCTTATTCTTTAATAAATTGTCAAATGGCATTTCATTGTCTTCTACAAAGAAGATTGGTTTAGTAAAATCTAATTCTGGAATACATAGTGAACTTCTTAAGAGGTTATTATAAATAAAAGAATCATAAAATGGAATACATAGCATCAAATCTTTATCTGACCAGTTTTCTTTTAAAGTCTTGTAATCAATTCTTGGCTCATAGTAGAATCCGTCTTTAGCCGCGATACTAAATAGTTTGATTAACTTTCTATATCCATTTTCGTTCTTAAAGAAGATAATGATCTTTGAGTTTTTAGTTCTTGACTCATCGCTCTTTTCGGTAATGCTATCAGTAACAGTTAATCTCAATCCATACCTTAAATTAATATTATACTTTTTAGTATTTGTATATGCTTGAAGAAATGAACTCATATTATCTTCTACTAGATATACTTCTTTCATCTTGTTTTGTTTAGCGATATCAATAATCGAGTCTGGATAAGTCTCAGAGGATTCTTCATCTTCTAGAGTAAGGATAGATCTTCCAATACTGTAATGAGACTTAAATATAGGTAAAATATCCATCATGCAATTGTAATATTAATTTATTTAAAAATCAATCTAAAAAGTCGTCTGTTTTATCTGTTATAGTTTTATCCAAGAAATCATCTGATGATTTAGGCTTATTCCATTTGGGACAACCTTCGTAATTCCTTTTCTCTATTGTAAATCCTTCAGTATCTTTAAATTTACCAGTTAAACTAGATTCTATGATTTCGCCCTTATTATTTAATTTTACATAATATTCATAAGAATCTTTATATGGACATTTCCAGCCTCCGACTTGGCACATCCATTTATTCTTTTGGTTATCTATTGCGAAATTAGCTTTAGCAGAATTTTCGTCAAAGTTATTAACATATTCATTAATATGTTCTAGATAATGCTCAAATCCTTTAATTTGATTATCATCAAACTCAAGTTCTTGAAATGGTTGCTTAGGAAATCTTAAGAATAAGAATTTAACAACTGGCTTAAGTTTAGGCCATAGTTTCTTGCTTGCGAGACTATACATCATAGCTTGTAGATTAGCTTGAAGGTCATCGCCTCTAAACTTATACTTAGAACTCTTGTAGTCGATTATATGCATTTCTTTTTTCGTTTTAATTGGCTTATCAATGAAACCCTTAATATGATATTTTGGGTTATCGTTCTTGATATCAAATGCGTATTCTGGTTTAACTATTTTTCCATCTTCTCCAAAGAAATCATTCTTTAATCCAACTAATATCATTTCATCTACTAGTTCATAATTCTTTTCATCAAGTCCAACTTTAGCAGAAAGTTTCTTAACTAATCTTGATACAGCTTTATCTCCATTAATTGAATTATCCTTAATAATTCTTTTGTATTTTGGAAGATGCTTTTTATTTAAAAGTAATTCAAAAATGGTATGACAAATTGTACCACGCATAGCTCCATCATTTTGAGTTTGAGGAACTTTGGTATGATAATTATTCCAATAGACCCAAGAGCAAGTCTCTAAGGTTTTAATTCTAGAGGCAGATAATGTTTTTAAAGGCTTTGCTTCCATTGATTAATTTCTTCAGAATTCATTTCGCCAAAGTCTTTTTTATTTGGCAAAGCTATTTTGATTTGTTTCGCATCGAAATATCTCAAAAGTTTATTTCTAGTTTTTTCTGCTGCAAAATTTCCAGCGTTATTCTTTTGAGCGTCATTATTAAATGAAATATAAATTGTATTTGGGTCAATCTTTAATAAGAAGTTTAATATAGAAATACTAACTTCAAGACCAAATGTTACTACTGTATTTTTGATATCATTCTGCCAAAGAGATAAACAATCTCCGATGCTTTCAATTAGGATAACTTGTTTTTGTTGTTTGATAGCTTCTATATTTAAATTAACTGGATAGCACCAACTGCTCTTATCTCCTAAGTGTTTCCATTTGATTTTGCTTGTATTCGTAACGTCTCTTCCAGAAAAACCAACGATTTCTTTTTTACTATTAAATATTGGAAATACATATCTGTTTTTCATCTTGCCAGCACTAGCTATTCCACCATTAAATAATTCAATTGTTTCTTGATTAACCCCTCGATTAATCCAATAGTTATGATCTTTGTTAAGTTTTAACAATAGCTCTTTATCAAAGATTTTCTTTTCTTTGAGTTGAGGTTTATTTTCTTGAACTGGAACTACTTCAAAATTCTTTTGTTTGAGCCAAGTCTTTGCTTGTTCATTTGTGTCTAATTTTAGACTCATCTTAATAAGAGTAGCAAAGTCTCCACTTATGTTCTCTTTAAAGTCCACCCAAAATCCAGTATCTTTATATATTCTTAATACAGTATCATTATCGCTATCTCTATAAATAGGTTTTGTTCTGTATTCTCTACCAAAATCTTTTAGAGAATAACCTATATTAGTTAATATTTGATGTATATTATTTACTGTTTCTTCCATTGTAATGCCTCCGCAATAATTGGAAATTGTTCAATAAATATATTCTTACATTCATCTGCAATTATTCTATGTTCTTTTTGAGTATTTTGTTCGGTTCTTAATTCAATATAATGAACCCAACTTCTTAATGATCCTTTCATATACATTGTAGTTTCAGTTGTTAACGGAAGAATCATTCTGGCTACTTCTTTTGCTATACCATTTTCAATCATTGTATCATAACAATGCTGACTCATAGATAAAGTTTCTGCGACTATATGATTAAGATTATCATATTCTGGATGATCTTTAGAAATTAATTTTTCACCAACTTGCCTATTTTTATCTCCTTGAAGTCTTAACTCTATATCTTCAAATTGATTAGCGACGCTATATCTTTGACTAAACTCTTGAAATGAAAACGAGCGGTGTCTTAAAATCTGAGCTGCAATTGCCCTACTAGTTTTAATTTCTACAGTCATATCGACCATTTCAAATGGACTCCAATGTTTATGCTTAATTAAAAATGCAAGTAATTTTGGAGATGTTTCAGAATTCATTTGATTTGATGGATTACTAACTCTAGCACAATAAGCTACTAGCTCTTCTGATTTATCAATTCCTTCTATATTAGGTTGAGTTACTGATACTAATTTTACGTTCACAATACTTCTCCATCATTTCCATTTGTGTCATTTAATTCGTATTGCTCTCTTTGTCTTTGAGCAATTGTTTCTAATGAACCACGTTCTTCAATTTTAAAGTTTTGAACATTATAATTTAAATAGTTTTGGGCCCAAATCTCTTTTCCAGTTGGATCTAATCTTCTAACTAAATCTTGGTGACCAGCAGCTTCTTTACCTTGGAATCTAGTTTTTGTTGGAACAAGTTTATGAGTTCCGAATTGTTGACCATCAAGAGCTAGTTCGTCTAATGTTTTTCTTCTAAAGATCGCAACGAATGATGCGAACCATTGTAATCTATCTGACAAAGCAATAGCAGAACTATCATCAATTACTGCTGAAGAGTTTCTATTAAAATTTTCTCCAGTACGATTCAATTGCATCGCAGTAATAACTGGACAATGTATTTCTTCCGAAATTCTTTTTAGCTTATCAATCTTATCGCCAATAGCTTGATGCTCTGCCCAATTTTGACCTACTTTTTCACCAGTAAGTTTAACATAATCATAAGCGATCAATGCTTGATTTCCTCTACCGACTTTAGAGAGATACCACCTTCTAATAATAGAACAGATTTGATCAATGTTCTTCGAGCCAACGTGATAATGATAATATTCGTAATTCTTGACTTTGACCCATGCTTCTCTAACTTTTTTAGTCATATCTTCATTCCTACGCCAATTACCAGTTTCAAGATACCACATTGGAACACCAGAAAGTGAAGATACCATTCTTAATTGAATATCAAATGTTTGCATTTCAGTATCCAAGATTAATGTTTTAGTCTTGTTCTTGGAATTAATACTTGCGTTAAAACATATATCATTAATCCATGTGGATTTTCCTTGACCTGGCCTACTTACAATAGCATAAATATTTCCATTCTTTAAGCCACCATAAAGTCTATTAAATTCTGGATATGAAGTTACTAGTCCAACTTCTTCTTTAGGATTGTTTCCAATTTCTTCAATAATATCTTCTACTCCTTCGAATAGATTAATTGGTTCATCATTTGAAATATAAGATGAAATCTTTTGGTTATAAATTGAATCTGCTTCTGCGATAATCTTATCTATTGCTTCATCACCACTTTTACCAACAAAAGTTTTTAGCTTATCTGCTGTTTGACTTATTTCTCTTCTAATTCTTAATTTGACTAATTCTTTACAAGCAGCCATTGTAGCTTCTTCTGTGATTTGAGAAAATGAAAGATTATCAATATAATCGTAAATATTGATATCATCTTTAAATGAAATACCAAGATTCTTGATCTTTTCTGCTAATAATACTTTATCTACTTTTTCACCTTTATATCTTGTGTTCTTGTAAACTGCATATACAATAGAATGGACTTCGTGAAAGAAGTCTGATTCATTTAAAAAAACATCAACATCTGCGAACAGATTCTGATATTTAATAAGCCCACTTAATACGTGTCGTTCAACCTGCGAGGAGTAAATCATGCTTTATACATGATACCATCTTATAAATTAAAAGTCAACAAAGTTTAATCGTTTTCTTCTTCGTCAAAATCGTCTTCTTCACCCCTGCTTTTATTATCTTGTTGTAAAATAGCATCTGCTGTAGCATCCATATTTATTTGATCAATTGTGCTACTCCAAGAGCCAAGATAATATAAAAGTGCCATAGCGTTCATTTGATTATCGAATTTTGTAAATACTTGAGGTTCACCCTTGGAATTAAAATTAAATAAAATATATCCACCGAAACTACATTCATCTAGTTGCTTTAACAGATTATTCGGAAAATTGAACTTTTTATTTTTAGCCACTAGGTAATTTTACACTTAAATAATTAATATTCCGCACTTTTCTTCTATATATTGTGGTGATAATAATTTAAGATCGTCCTCATATAGTTCAAGGAATTTAAATTCATTCATTTCAAGCCATTTTCCCTTTTTAACGTCCCTTTTTATGCTTTGAAGGTATTTTAATCGTGAATTATCATGAAAGAACTTATTAAAGGACTCATGTTGATTACCTTGAATCTCAACTGCTATCTTTTTAGTTGCATTTAATAAATCAACTTTAAGCATACTACCATAAACTGGAAACTCTTCATAAACTATATGGTTCTTCCAGTATGGATAAAAGAACTCTTTAAATTTAAACTGTAATTTACTACGGCTTTTACCCTGCCAATCTACTAGATAATTTCTTACATTTTTATTAACGAGCTTGCCGTTAATATTTAATAGCCTCATGATGTAAGTGTTTTTATAAATTTATCGTAGAAGTAATCAACAATTGGTTTATTTTCTTCAAGATACGATCTTAGATTATCTATTCCTTGATGTTGCTTCTTGAGTTCTAGACTTTGTTGCTTGAGTTCTTCAATAATCTCATCCGAAAATGTTACCCATGCACCTTTAGCAGTTGCAAAGTCCCAAGCTAAGATTTGGTCGATAACTTCATACTCTTTCCAAACGGAAGATCCATCTTTACGACCATACTTAATTGGATATTGTACTTTTGAATTTGTGGATTCATTAGTTGATTTCTTGATTGCAATTTTAACATTATGACCAATGATTTTATTTTTTACTGGGTCATATCTATCATTTGGTTTTTCAAGAATAAGGTCTTTATTAAACTTTGGTTCAAATTCAAGAATCCAATTAGCAAAATGTAATAATGCATTTCCACCAGTAGCAGTAGTTTGACGAATATCTTTATTCGCAGCATAAGGATCAAGTTTAATATCAGATCGAACTTGACTAATAAAAATAGCCATATGGCCACGTTTAGAAAGTGCAAGTGAAATTTTCTTCATCAACATTGATGAAATAACTGCTCCTCCTGCAACCTTTGTAGCTTCTGTCATGCTTTTTTGAGAATCACCTTTAGTCATTAATCCATCGACTGAGTCAAGAATAAACATATATCTCTTGTTCTCGTCATTTGATTGAATAAGATCTTTCATTAATTCTGAAACAGTTTCAAAAATATTGCATTCAAATACAAAACAAGTTCCGTCAACCCATTCTTTAGGATCAGTTACAAATTTAATTCCAGATCGCTCTTTAACTTCTTGACTTAATCTTCCTTCTGCCTTGAAGAGTAATGCTCTGGA